TGACACTGCACGACAAGAGTAAAATGCTTGCTCGTGCAGATTCAGATAACACAGAATTCCTAATCTTTGCTGTGATACTGGGGACATGTGACGAGCAAGGAGAACCCGTCTTTTCGCTCGAAGATAAACTGGCATTGAGAAGCAAAGTTGATCCTGATGTAGTGTCTAGGGTTGCTACCTTCGTACTAAACTCATCTGGCGATGAGGAGGAACGCGAAAAAAACTCATAAATGACCAAGGGGATCCGACTCAGCTTTACTACATGTATGAGTTAGCGGACAAACTTGGTCAGCCATTATCTACAATACTTGCAATGACGGTATCCGAGTTCGATCATTGGTGGACGTTTTTTAGGCTAAGGCACGAAAGGCAAGAAAAAAATGGCAATGCAAGACGCGGTCCTAGCCCGACTACTAATAGATGATGATACTAAGATTGGCTTTATGTCGTTTCAGCGCAATGCTGAACGCGCCAGGAAGACATCTCAAGCATTCCGCGATCAAGGAATAAACAACATTGTTGAAGGTTTGGACAAGCAAGTCCGAGCCCTCAAGCTATCTGCAAAAGAACTATCTATATTTGAGGCGGCGACCTACGGCGCTACTCAAGCACAGAAAGATCAAATCAGCAAAATCTACGATGACATCGATGCGCTGAAGGCTCAAAAGGCACAGCAAGAACAGGCTGTCCGCGAGCAACAAGAAGCGCAGCAGGCTGCTGATAATTTAGCTGCGTCAATCGAGCGAAAGATAACGGCTCTGCGTACTGAGGCCGCAACGCTCGACATGACAGAGGATGAGATTGAGCAATACAAGCTGCAGCAGATGGGCGCTACACAGGCTCAGATCGATGCAGTAATGGCGCAAAGGCGGCATCTAGCAGGGTTAAAGCAACAACAAAAAGAAACAGAAAAAGCTAACAGAGGCTTGCGCATGATGCGTGGAGGCTTTGGTCAAGTTGGTCATCAGATTCAGGACGTTGCGGTTCAGTTACAAATGGGCCAAAACGCTTTGCTCGTTTTTGGTCAACAGGGATCGCAGATTGTTTCTTTGTTTGGATCTGGCGGAGCAATGGTCGGTGCGATTTTAGCTGTTGGCGCGGCAGTGGGAACCTATTTAGCTCCAAAACTGTTTAGTACCAAGAATAACTTGCAGCTAGTAGAAGAGGCGGCAGAAGAGGCCGCCAAAATGCTGAAGATAGATTTTGTTACTGGAGTTGCTCTTGTAACTGATGAGCTGGACAGGCTTTCTAGGCGTTCAGAAAATTTAGCAAGGTCCACGCTGCAACTCAAATTGGTCAATGCGATGACTGCGGCAGAAGATGCCGCGACAGGATTAAAGCAAGAAATGGATGCTTTAATCCCGGCAACATTAGACACAAATATTAATCAGACCATAAGCGAATTTACTCTTTTATCACGCGAGCTAGGGTTAAATGAAACACAGCTTCAGAGTGTTATAGATGAGGTAAATAGTTTTAGGTTTGGTCAAGGCGCGACGATAGAAAGTGTTGCAGCACTAACTCAAAGCATTGTTGATCAAAATATGGCGACCATACATAAGTCTAAGGCTTTTGTGGAAGCAAACAATAGAATTCAAGAATACAAAGTTGCTCAAGAAGATCAAAAAGTAATAATTGATGCTATTACTAGGCTTTTAAATGGAGAAAATTTCGAGCTCGAGCGTAATGCTAACAAAACGGATCAAGCTAAAAAGAAGCTGGAAGAGCAAATAAAATCTAGAAAAGATTTTCTTAATTCGTTGCAGGAAGAGCTATGGGCTATCGGGAAAACTAACGTTGAACTAGCCGTTAGGAATGCTTTGCTGCTTGGCATGAGCGAGGAAGAGGTAAATTTAGTTCGCATTAAAGCTGAACAAATTCGCATAACTAACGCCTACAACGCGCTTGTGGAAGAAGAAACCGCTGCTACCGAAGCCGCCAAAAAGTCTAAAGAAGATTTTGTTGCTGGGGTAATTGCTCAATCAAACGAGCTTGGCAAAAGTAATATTGAATTATTAATCGCTAAAGCTAACACAATGGGTCTTAGCGAAGAGCAGAATCAAGCGTTTATTAACGCAATAAACAACATCAAGAAATTTCAAGACGCGCAGGACAAAGCAGCAAACCGCGACAAAGCTATTGATCAGTTGACTCCAATCCTTGAGTCTTTAATGACCGAAGAAGAATTAATAAAAGAATCTTACACAAGGCGCAATCAGATCATAACGAATGCGTATGATCAGCAGATAATTTCTTTTGAGCACTTCAATGAGCTAATGCTAAAGATGGAGCGGAAGCAGCAGGAAGAATTAGACTCTTTAAACAATAAGGAATTGCTCAGGGGTTCAAAGCTGACTGGCCACATGCTCGGGCAGTTAGGCGAGCAATTTTCTGGCGTCCAAGCGCATAATCGTAAGATGTTTGCTGTTCAGAAGGCATACAAAATTGCTTCAGCGATCCAGAATACGTATACCGCGGCTAACGAAGCACTGGCTAGCCCGTACCCATGGCCTCTTCCGCAAGTATTCGCCGCAACCGCAGTAGCTGCAGGTTTGGCGAATGTCGCTGCGATCAAGGCTTCTTCATTCGACGGTGGTGGCTTCACCGGCATGGGCTCGAGATCTGGCGGCGTAGACGGCAAGGGCGGTTTCCCAGCGATCCTTCACCCGAATGAAACAGTCGTTGATCATACTAAGGGCCAATCGCAGGGAATAACGATAGTTACTAACGTAGACGCGCGTGGCTCAGGTCCGGATGTAGACATGAAGATACGCAAGGCGGTTGAGATGGGTAACCAGCAGACTGTATCTGTAATTAGGGACTTAGCGGCAAGAGGCAGATTAGTATGACCACGTACACGTTTCCTGATTTAGAGCCATCTGCTAGCACCTGGGAACTAGTATCTAACACGAGAACCTTCGTTTCTCCACTTACTAACGCGGTCCAGACAGCGTCTCGTAAAGGTAGCTTCTGGAAAGTTTCAATGCAGTTTAACAACTTAAAAGGAGAAGAACGGTCTATTATGACAGCGTTCTTGACGAAACTTAATGGTAGAGAACATCGATTTATTCTTTATGATCATGCATTTACCCGTCGAGGATCTGGTGCTGACACCAACCTTGTTGCCGCTGCTAGTCAAACCGGAACCTCTTTAAGTTGTACTGGTGGGGCTGCAAGCCAATCTGCGTATGCGAAAGCTGGGGATTACATTCGAGTAGGCAATGCGCTGCATGTCATCGTTCCTTCCGGAAACACTGACGATGAAACGTATTCCACGGATGTGTCTGGCAATGTTACATTTACTATTGCTCCTCCGCTAAGGCAGGCGACTGCTGCATCGTCACCATTTACTGATGTCAGAATAGATACTCCTGTTGAGGGTGTTTTTATGCTGGTAAGTACTGCCTCGTGGGACAGTCGCCCAGGCGTCGTTTCTAACTTCAGCATAGAGTGCGTGGAGGATGTTCTAGCATGAGTCGCGGTTTTTCTTCGCCTGCGGTAACAGATGCGCTTACAGAGCAGCACGTTAGGCTCGTGACGTTAGTCAAGCTGGAGTTCGACACAGGCACGGTTTACGTACACAACGGGCTAGGAACCTATAACTGGGATGGTCAGAATTGGCTGGGGTTAGGTAACTTAGCGTCAATCAGTTCTATCGAGGAAGGTTCTGACATTAGCCCATATGGCGTTAACCTGAGTGTAAGCTCCATCGATGCTTCGTTTGCAGAGCAAGCGTTACAGCAAAACTATTATCAGCGGCCGGTAACCATTTACCTTGGTGTTTTGAACGAAAACGACGAGTTCGTTCAAGAGTCAGTCCCGGCCAATACTAAAAATCCTATACAAATGTGGACAGGTCATATTGACCAAATGTCTTTGACTGTTGGCGCCGAGGGCGGTGACAAAATAAGCATTCAGTGCGAGTCATCGTTAGCACTGTTCGCCAGAAGTAGGAACCTAGTTTTCAGTAATGCTTGGCAGCAAGAGCGTTATCCAGACGTTGACGGCCAAGGCACACCAGACAGGTTCTTCAATCTACTGCATCTTATTGAAGGCGTTAAGATTGGCTGGAAACAACAAGCATCATTGCCGGGATCAGGCGCAGTTGATGTGCCAGAGAAAAAGCCTCCTCAGCGCCGTAGATAATGAGCTTCAAGGTTCTACAAAGCCTAAATAAATGGGAAAAACGCAATTTCGATTATGGCAATGCTGATTGCTGTCAGTTTGCTGGATTCGTTGTCAAAGACCTGACCGGGAAAGATTATTTAGAGTCTTTTGAGTATAATTCAGAGGACAAGGCAAACGAAATAATTAACGGTCACGGCGACCTAAAGTCTACGGTTAGTAGTGTTCTTGGTCCCCCTACAGATAAGATAGAAGACGGTGACCCCTGTTTGGTTAAGGTGCCCTACGGCGAGTTGATGGGCATAAAAATGGGCAGCTCTGTGGTTTGCTTGGCGAAGCGTGGCTTTGTCCAGATTAGCGAAAAAAACATAATTTGTGGGTGGGATAAATGGAAGCAGTAGTAACCCTTCTCTACACCGTAGGTGATTTTATTATTGCGGCCGTCGCTGGCGAAGCCGCTGTTGCAGGCGTTAGCGCTATAACAAGTGCGATAATTGGTGCGACCGCGATCATTGGCGGGACTATTGGTCTAACCAAATTATATGAAATTGAGCTAAACCAGCCTGACACAGACTACGCAAGACAGAGGACCGTCAAAGGCACTACGGTGCCGGTCAAGGTTGTTTACGGGGAAGCCCTAGTATCCGGTCCAATAGCGTTTGTGGGCGCTGGAAACGACGCAGGATCGTCAGGTAACGATTCTTTGTTTCATGTTGTAGCGCTAACCGGGCATGAATCTGAAGCAATCACAGATGTTTATTTAGACAATATCCGCATTCCAGAAACGGACATAGGCACTGCGGGAAGCGGTTACAGCGGTTTTGTAGGCGGGACGTCAACGGTATACGGGCCAGTTGATGGCACTAACATAACCTACATCAACAAGCATCTAGGTGACGATACTACATCCGACACCATGATCGACAATGCCTTTTCTAAGTGGACAAGCACACACCAAGGCCGAGGCATAACCTACCTAGCAACTCAGTTTTATTTCCCAGACGATGAAGATATCGCTGAAATATGGAACAAGTACACGCCTAACGATATCAAGGGTTTGGTTAAAGGCGTTAAAACTATCTATGACCCTCGTAATGACACTGGCGGAAACGGCAACAATCCGGCAAACGCTAGTTTCCAATCTTGGTCAGATAACCCGGCGCTTTGTTTGGCTAACTACCTGACCGATCAAGATTTCGGTATGGGCATACCTGTTACCGAGATTGATTGGGATTCTGTTGCGGATGCTGCAGATCACTGCGATGAGACGGTAACGGACCCTAGCGGTAGTCCGAAGCGCTATACATGTAATGGTGTTCTGTACGGAACTGAGACGCATGCAAACAACGTCTCTAAGCTTCTTTCTGCCATGAATGGTTCCTTGGTGTATACCAATGGAATTTATGTGTTAAACGCTGGCGAGTATGTAGCGCCAAGCGTAACGCTTACCGAGGATGACTTGTCCGGCCATGTAACGATCACCACGGCGTCTAAACGCTCGGATCGATTCAACACTATCACGGGCTTGTACAACGACCCAGACCAAAATCATAAGCAAGTAGAGTTTCCCAAAGTAACGATTGCTGGCACTAAAAATAATCGTGACAACGGTGAAGAGCTAAGTAAGCAGATACAGCTATCGTTTACGAACGATGTTTACATGGCGCAGCGGCTTGCTTATCAGATGATAAACAGGTCCAACAACCAAATGGTCATGGACTTCCCTACGAACCTAAGAGGGTTAAAGGTTGCAGTAGGTGATAGGGTCCAAGTAACACTGAACGCCATCGCCGGTCCTGATGGCGATACGATTTCTTTTGTCAACAAAATATTCGTATGTCAAAACTTTACTTTTACAGATAGTTCGACTGGCGCTGTCAATCTTACGCTAGTAGAAGATTACGATGGCGCTAATGACTACTACGCGGATATGCCATCTAACGCGTATTCGACATTTAATCTTGCGGATGGAACGATAACTGATGGATTTAGTGGCCTGTCTGCACCTACAGGAATTACTGCGACGGGTGTTGATCAGGGCTTTTTGCTTGATTGGACTAATCCTCCAAGCATGGACTCCAATACAAAGGTCAAGATTTATCAAGATAGTTCGAGTGACAGCACGTTTAACATATCCAATATTGTTAACACGTACTTTACTACTACAGATTTTTATAACGTTTTAGACGTTCCTGCTAGTACTACGTTTCAATTTTGGTTCCAAATCGTAAGAGGAACAGAAAGTAGTTCTATAGATGGACCTTACAGCGCGACATCAGGGGAAATTACTGCTGACTCAATCCCCTGGAGCGACGTAACCGGCCGTGAAATTGGCGTTGGCTTGGATGGCGATTCAATCACTCTTACTGGCGTAGATACAGACGGCTCAACAGCTACCGGACAAGGCATAGCTCAAAGCGGTGTAAACCAAGGCATAACGGCCACGAGTGGCGGCATAACGCTTAACGGTGGCGGCTCTATAAAAAGCACTGGCAAGGATTCCGAAAGCGATTCAGATGCAGGCTTCTTCTTGGGATGGAACGCATCAGCAAATTCCGGGAACGGCAGTTATACGTTTGGCGTTGGTAATTCAACTGATTACCTCAAATATATAGACGGAACGCTTACCGTTAGCGGTACGCTGTCTGGCGTTGACGGAGATTTTTCTGGAACGATTGCAATCGGTACAGGAGACAACATATTTAAAGCCGATAGCAACGGCATATATCTAGGCAACGCTGCTTTCGCATCGGCTCCGTTTAGCGTAACACAAGCTGGGGCGCTTACTGCAACCTCTGCCACCATCACTGGGTCAATAGACGCTTCCACAAGCCTTACTTTTAATGGAGCTAACGTCACTGGTAGTTTGCAGGCCGGAAATATTGGGTCTGGGCAGATCACTCCGTCCAAAATAGCTTTAGGCGCTATATCAGAAGTCAACCCCGTCACCATAACCGGCAACGTTAACCGGTGGGGCGGCTATGACGAAGATGGAACAGCAGTCAGCGTTGGCACTGGAATTACAGTTCAGCACAATGCTGGCGCTCTGGAAATTACAAATGACAACAACAGAGCGATAAGATCTGAGGGGTTCGAGGTTGACCACAACGCGATCTATGTAATTCGCGGGTCAATGAAAAAAAATGTTGCGTTAGGCCGAGGATATCTTGGCGTAACACAGTCAACCTCAGCAATCGCAAGTGATTCAGATTTCGGGGATAACGAAAACGCTCAGACAACACCGTTGACCTTCGATAGATGGGACAAGACTAGGACGGCTGACACATCTACTGCTAATGCTTACCTCTTGGAAATTACGTCAATTACCACATCGTATGAATCATTTAAGGTGTTTCTTCTTGGTGCGAATGTAAATATTGATGACGTTCCTGAGCATTCGCCAAGGGCGTGGACTGGTTTTGCTAGTTACCCTTATGTTCGACTAAACGCTTCAGCAAAATATGCTGGATTAAGAATACTTAACTGGTCGAACGGCGCAACAACGACAACCCTATCGGTCAAAGATCTATCTGTCTTGAAGATGGATTCCCCTACGATTGTGGCGGACAACATTTATACAGAAAATCTAGCGGCCATTAATGCTGACCTAGGGGCTATCACCGCAGGCACACTCAAAGGCGGCACTATTCCTGATGCTGACGCAGCGCCAACAAATGCGGAATCAGGATCATTCTTCGATCTAACTGGCGGAAAGTTTGTGGTAGGTAACGCCACAGAAAATTTACTGTTCGATGGCAGCAATCTACGGGTTACAGGTGCCATCACTGCAACATCATTATCCTTATCCGGTATTACTATTCCAAAATCGGATTTAGAGTCGAGTGTTCAAAGTAGCCTTGATGCGGCGGATACTGCAAACCAAGATTCAACTGCAACAATCTTGGGCGGGACTTTAACAGGCACAGTCGATTCAACCGCAACAATTGGCACAACAACAGCAAGTGACGTTGAATCAGGGGCAAGTGCTGGAGCAACTGCAATACAGGATGGCGATACGGGCCTTGATTTAGAGCTTACCGCTGGAAGCGTTGCGGGTATCAACATCGATTCCTCTGCGTTATACAGCGGGTCCAAATCTACTTTTCCAAGCGCTACTACTGCCGGATTTATTCTTACAAGCGATGGCAAGATAGCAATTAGCGACGGTACGCAGAACGTGCTGTCGTTCGATCCGACAGCTACCGAGGTCAATTTAAATATCCAAGGGTCAATTACCGCTGGCTCAGGTTCTAACACGGCAGCACTAAGCGGCACTGAGGCTTATCGTTTTTGGGCTGGATCGGATAACCCAGCGTTAGGTACATTTAGGGTCGATAGCCAAGGCCAGGTAGTAGCGACCAACTTCATTTTAACCGACGCCAACAACAATATCCTGTTTTCTACGGCAGATGGCTTTGAGCCTTTGGCGATTACGCAAATTGCAGCAGGGTCCGGTGAAGCAGCCAAAGTAACCGAATATGCAGAGTCGCTAACTGGCGATACTGATGACATTCAGATCACGTTAAGCCAAACGTCCAACATACAGATCAAAGTAAGGATTACGTGTTTTTGGTACGGGGCAGAGTTTGCTGCAACTGATGCAGCGGCTAGGACTGCGGCAGAAAACGAGTTGCTACAAAGCGTTAATCTATTAGTAGGTTATAGCGCAACCTCGGGCGGAGCATTTACTAGCAGCCAAAACCAAAGCTATACAAAAGTAATTGACTCGGCTACCCCGACATCGACGCAGATAAATGTTGAAACGGCTACCTCTTACGATGCCGAATCTGGCACTTACTTAGGTACAGCAGTTCCCTTGGCAGGTAGCGGTGCGCTTAACGCAAACAAAGAAATTGTTTATACAGCCACATTTAACAGCGTCCCGGCTGGTACGTACTATGTTCGCAGCACAGTAACAGCGACCAACGACACGGCAACAGGTGGTGCTGGATCTGCCTCTAGCAACCTAAAGGAAAGTAACGACAGCACTTACAGCCGTACTGTGTCGATTATTGATAACACTACGGATGGCGGCTTTACCGTAGACGGTGGAGCAAACCAGACGGTTGGTGGCGGGGACATCACCTCGGTATCTATTACAGCAAACAACGGTATAAGCGGTGGCGGAACTGTATCCTCTGGTGCCGCTAATTTCACGCTTGGGCTAGGAAACATCACGCCTACTTCTGTAACAACAACCAGCGGAGGCAATTTTCGAACCAACAGCAACGCTAACCCTCTGCAAGTATCAAGATTAGGTGGAACCGACCAACAAGTTTTAAACATTGGCGTGACTGATACGCAAGCGATTTTTAATTACATCGAAGATACTAGCAGCGAGGGTTCTGGTAATTACGGGTCGTATCTTTTCCAACTTAGTGGAGACTCGGCACCAACTGGGCCTGTCAATGTTTTGGCGCTAGATGAAAACGCCGCTACTTTCTACGAAAACATTACTGCGAACAGATCTGGGGATGGCACAAAAACTAGACTTAGAATTCAGGGCGGAGCCTATGGCTTCGACCTAAACAGAACGAACCAAACCGCTGATTATGCCCATCTTCGTCCTATAAACGATGGTTCGCCTGCCGTTTTTCGGATAATGCCAAACACGAGCGATAACTTTGCATATATGGAGCTTTGGAATTCGGATTTTGAAGCTGACACCGTTAACTATTCCAGAGGAATGGTTTACTACGACACATCGAATATTCTGACTATACAGACTAACGCCAATGGGACAGGCGTTGCCGGCGACATAAAACTGCGTACAAATAGTACAGATGCACTAACCATTGATACCTCGCAAAACGCAACCTTCGCAGGCACCATCTCCGCAAGCGCGGCAAACCTGACGGGGACGCTTTTATTAGAAAAGCAAGGCACAGCAACTGCTTCTGTCACGGCATATAATTCAGAAACATTGCAATTTCGAGCGAGCGGATGGGACACGAATAACGAAACAGCCAGAGATGCTTCTTGGAAAGTTCGCAGCATTCCGACAGCCAGCATCTACCCAGATCACGACCTTACCTTCATCGAAAGCGATCAAGGGGCTGAGTACACCAAATTCGTTCTTCATGGCCGAGGCTCTACCAATTATACAGACCCGCTCGCGGCATCTTTCTATGGAAATGTCGACATAAATGCTGGAACTGGCGTGACCTCTGGACCAGGAAATTTAAGCGTAGCTGGAGACGCATCCTTCTCGGGCCTTATTAAATCAACCTCTGAGATTCAGTTCGACCGTGGATCGTCTAATTTTACAAATTACATTCGAGCCAACAATTACCCAGACCAAGGATACACACAAGCAACTGACAAATACTGGATTGAATATGGGGCGCAGGGTGGTCATCACTTTGTATTGAACACTGACGGCGGGGCTGGTGCAGCGGAGAACGCTTATGATCACTTTACTGTATGGCAAGGCGCTATTGGTGGCGACCGTGTGTTTTACGTTAAAAACACTGGAAATGTGGTTGCGGCTGGCGGGATCACTTGGTCGGGCGGTAGCTCTGCGAATGCCAATACTGCCTACAACTGGGGCGATCACAGTGTAGAAGGATATTTGACGGGCAACCAGACAATCACGCTATCAGGAGATGCTAGTGGTTCGGGCACAACTAGCATCGCTGTCACAGTGGCGAACGACAGCCACAATCACACCACATTTACTGTAAACGGAATCACAGACCTAAACTCGATTAGCGGCACTGGCGTACTTACATTTAGACCTTTCATTTCAGAATTTCAGGCGGCTAATCGATCGGGTGCCAACTACAACGGAGGCTTTGAGGTAGGAACTAGAGCGACGGGCTATGGTTCGCAGTTTGTCTTTGAAGCCAACTCGGCAACAACGCCTCCGAAGTTCCGCAACAAAACCTCAGGCACTTGGGGCGCTTGGCAGACGGTGCTGTCTCAAGGATCTAACATTTCAGTCGGCGCTATTACAGCTACATCACAATATGGCGGCGGGTCTGGTGACTTCACAAATGTCACAACTCCACCTTTAAAACTGGTCACTACCGCTGGCACTAGCTACTTGCGTGTACCGCACATTTCAGCAAATAGCACTATTTCAACAGTCTACAATTATGAAACGGGCAAGAATGTTTACTGGGGTGAACCTACCGACACCGGCGCTTATTATTTCCGTGGCCGCACCTTTTTCATAGAAAATAATTCAACAGACAATATTTTAAGTTTTAAAACCACTAGCACCACTGCCGATCCTGTTATTCAAATGAATGGGCAAGGTGGAATCGCTACTGAAGGCTTTGAGATCTGGTATGACAACAATATCGGGGATGTTCACTTTCACACAACTTATGACAATTCAGACGCAGCCATTCGTTTCCACACTAGAACAGGGGCAAGCAAAAGTACATCTAACGAACGCTTTGCGATCACTGGCGATGGAGATATTCAGGTAAGCGGCACAACCGTTATTAACAGTAGCCGTAATGTAACAGCAGGAAGCGGCTACTTTTACGTCGCAGGAACCAGCAACACTCAAACGACGGTTCTAACCCTTGGTTCTAACTCCACTCGGCCTTTGTTGCAATTTTCCGAAAGTGCGTCAACAGGTATAACGTCGGGCATGAGCCTAGAATATAACGGCTTTGCCTCTGGCGTTTCAAATTATATGGCGGTAAACAGTGTTGCTGGAAGTCCAGTGTTTAGGGTTTATTCGGGCGGAAACATACAATCAACAGGAAACGTGACCGCCTATGCATCGGATGCTCGCCTAAAAACTAACATCAAGCCCATTGAAAGCGCACTCGAAAAGGTCCAGCTACTTCGTGGCGTAGAGTTCGATTGGCGTGATGACGTTGAAGAAAAAGGCTTCAATCCTTCTATGAGCCATGAGACTGGTGTTATCGCTCAGGAAGTTCAAGAGGTCATTCCGGACGCTGTAGTGCCAGCACCATTCGATGAAAATTACCTAACGGTGCAGCACGAAAAGATAATTCCGTTGTTGATTGAATCGGTCAAAGAGCTAACCGCTCAAGTCGAAGAACTACAGAAAAAACTAAAGGAAAAATAATGGCAATCACTAAAACAACAACTGTTCAACGCGTAGAAGTGTATCCCGACAATAGAATGATGGTAGTTTATAACGACGTCTTTGATGATCCAGATGATGATCAGTTGCCCCATGAGTCAAATCGCGTGGTTCATCTATCTCAGACAACCAGTGTTGTGGACGAGGAAGGAAACCAAACGGAAACGCCTACTGATGTCTCTGGCCACGATCCTTTGGTACAAACTATCGCGGCAGCAGTTTGGGCTGATTAGTGGCAACTTATACCGTCAATGGCAGCATAATATCGGGCAACATTAGCTTTAACTTCTCCAATATACCAGGAGGAGCAGGCTCTAGTGCGCTTGACCCGATAAATATGGCTCCGGGCGACGTATTGACGGTTAGTTATCTAGCTTTACCGGGCGACCCTACGATTACAGTAGGCGGGTTTACATCGACAGTCTGGACTTCCACGACCAGCATGTCGTTGTACAACAACTCGGATTCGAGGACGGTCAAAACTGGCGCAAGCCTCATCGCGGTTACGCTAACTGGATCTGCGAGTGGATACGGCAACGACTTTATCTACGTTCAGATCATTAGCTCTTCTGACAGCCTGCCCGATAGCATTACTGGCGATCTTGGCGCTAACATCACAAACGCTAACCCCAATCAAATCTACGAATTTGATCCCGTTGACGTATCGGGCATAAACGTCGCAGTAACCAGCAGCGTTAGCGGAAACGGAGCGCAGCAAAGAAAAAGCCTAAACGGTACGTGGCAAAGCGGGAACATGACCGTCAGCAATGGCGACAGGGTTTACGTTCGCGGCACGTCTAGCACCAATTACTCAACCAATGAAACCTTTACCCTGAAGATCGGCGGCAACGTCAACGGTACTTTAAATACTGATTACGTCCAAGACTCCATAACAATAACGACTGGCGTAGACCCAAATAGTGGGACAAAAATACCGTTTCCGATCACCAGCGGGACCATTAGCCTGTTAGATATTATCGAGTTTTGGGGCGGTAGAGACTATGCGGCAGCGAGCTATGTAGCCCCCAAGGATATCGGCTCTTACTACAGGGGCGGCACCTACGTGCCTAACCTAACCAGTGGATCGCCAAACAACTCTGCCATTCCTACCAGCGGTGTTATTGCATTCAGCAATTTCTACAACGGTTGCACAACCTTCTATTTTTCTGCGCCGCCTGTTAACCGAGCAGATGTATTCGATACGGCAGGCAACAATGGGACTGGAGGCAATGACGTAGCCAAGGTTGTTTGGAGCTTGCAACCGGGGGCTGGCTACTTTGGCGGTTCATTCCAGACCAATAACTGGGCGATGGGCTTTGGCCCCGGCATGACGTATAACGCGGAATACAAGTGGGAACACACCGCTGGATTTCATGCTAACAACTCCAACATCACTTTCAACACCCCGACGACATCAACCGCACTAGGTGTTTTTAGTCAAAACAACACCTTTTGCGAAGTTTCTATCGAAACGAATAATTTTACCGAGGGCTTTTACGAGGGAACTTTGACGCTGACGGCCCGGCATCCTGACTACACGACATACACAACGAGCACGACTGTTCAGTATGTTCTTGGATTCTTTGGCCCATAACAGGTAGAATCCGACCTTTAACCCAGCGGAGGACAAATGAGCGAAAACCAAATGACACGCGAGCAATACGTCAACCTATCTAAGGTTGATTCCCTGGCACGGCAGAATGCCCAGCAGGCGGTTCGCATTGCAGACCTAGAGACTCAGGTAAATTTGCTACAAATGGAACTTAACGAGTACAAGTCCAAAGAAGAGCAGATTCCTGGCGAAGATCCCGTAGAAGTAGAGGATTTGGGCGACTCCGCTCATTAAGATGAATGGACCGCGATGCCATGTACCAAAGCCTATCAGATCGATTTGACAGGCTAGACGAAAAACTTGACGTACTGGTGTCTACGATGGCCCGATACGAAGAGCGGCTTTCGGCTGGTAATAGTAAATTCGAGCGTCACGAGTACAGGCTTGACCACATTGAGGGCCGGGTAAATGTAATCGAAAACGAGGTCAGCAGGGCGCACGGCAGAGGCATGATATTTGAGCGAGCCGCTTGGGTCATTTTTTCGGCTGCGCTTGCGATATTAGTAACGTACTTGAAATAGGAGGGGTTTCGGAGAAACAAAATGGACGCAATTAACGCCGTCAATTCACTTTGGGGGCCAGCCATTGGTTTTATCACGCTTGTTGTGGTATTGGCAAAAATGCACAGTGACATCGAGCAGATAAAAGAGAAGGTTCGCGTTCTGTTTGACCTCTGGAACAACAGAAATAAATGAACTGGTATTTAGTGACCAAACTGACGCTTGGTTTATGGATAGATGACGGCCTAGCGTTTAACACACACGAAGAATGCAGGCATCACGCAAACATCTTGCAAGATGCAGGCATGATCGTAATTTGCGAACCAAGGAGTAGGAGATGGGTTTAATGGAATGGATTGAATTAATTTCAGTGGTAATCGCTGGGGCATCTAGCGTAGCGGCTATTACGCCAACCCCAAAGGATGATGAGTTTGTAGGCAAGGTCGGGAAAGCGTACGCTAAAGCGTACAAGGTCGTCGATTTGCTGGCGTTGAACGTGTTGAAGGCGAAAGATAAATAATGGCATTTAGGTATTTCACTCGTGAAGAATTTGCATGCCAAGAGACAGGCGAAAATGAAATCCATGACGCTTTTATTGAAAAGCTGGACGCACTCCGCCATGCGTGTGGTTTTCCATTTGTTATTACGTCTGGCTATCGTAGTCCTCGTCACAGCATCGAGGCTAAAAAGCCGAATGGACCGGGGCGACATGCAAGAGGCGATGCTGCTGATATTGCTGTTGTCAGCGGGTCTCAGCGTCATGCTATTGTTTCTAACGCAATTAAGCTGGGATTCAATGGAATCGGCGTTGCAAAGGGATTTGTCCATGTAGACACAAGAGATACTGTGCCGGTCATGTGGACTTATTAAAAGGTGGGGGGCCGAAGCCCCCCTAGAGCAAGCATCACGGAAAAGGGGGGGACCGTGATGACGCTAGTGTAACACACAATTAACTGTTGTACATATCATCTTTTTCCTGTAATGTGACATTGTTTCACATAAAAGGAGCAAGTAATAATGCAACAGTCTGAAGAGACTTCCGATCTGTTCGCTGCAATGGCGAAAGCGCAAGCTGAGATCAAGAACCCAGGTAAAAATACTAAGAACACATACTATAAGAACGAGTACGCTGATCTAACGTCCGTTCTGAACGCCATACGGCCCGTAGCAGCCGCGCATGGCCTTTCCTTCATACAATCAGTAGACATGGTTGACGAGCGCGTCACCATACAATCTCAAGTATCCCACGCATCTGGCCAGTGGATCCGATGCTCTGCCATGGTTCCTCTGCCCCAGCAGAGTAAAAATGTTCCGCAGGACATTGGCATCATTTCTACCTACATTCGCAGGTATCAAGCGCAGTCGATGTTCTGCATCAACGCAGAGGAAGACACGGACGCTCAGACGCTATCTGAACGTCAGGTAAGTCTAGATCTCGACGCCAAGAAAGCGGCCCATATCGACGCCCTACTGGACTCTACGCGGTCTAACAGAGCGAAGTTCTTGGAAATCTACCAAGTCAAAAAGATTGAGGATCTCAACGATACTCAGTACCACGCTGCAGTAAAACAACTGCAGGAAAAGAAGAGCAAGCAAGCAAGGAGCAAGTAATGAGGACAAGGTTTTTGGACTGGGGCTTTTTCATAGAGGCTCGCGATTTCATTCCCGCAAAGTATGCGGGTAAGCGGATTCGCAAGCTTAAACAGGTTGCAGCATGAAGATCCATGCCGTGGAGCAAGGGACGCCTGAGTGGTTTCGCCTGAGACTAGGCAAGCCCTCAGCATCCCGTTTCAAGGATGTGGTAACGCCGAAAGGCAAACCGTCTGCTAGCGCAGACAAATACCTAAACGAACTGTTAGCGGAGAAACTAGCTATGAAGCGATTCGATAGTTTCGACACTTTTCATATGAAGAGGGGTCGAGAACTCGAACCACAAGCTGCATCAGTGTTTGAGTTTCAGAGTGACAAGGTGTGTAGGGAAGTAGGGTTTGTTACGGATGACGCAGAGGAGATAGGTTGCAGCCCAGATCGATTAGTCGATGGTGTAGGGCTTGAGATCAAATGTCCGATGCATACCACGCATGTAGGTTATCTGCGTGAATACGCTGCCACTGGCAAGATGCCGTCGGAGTATTACGCGCAAGTGCAGGGGACTATGTGGATCATGGATCTAGAGTGGTACTACTTCATGTCCTACCACCCAGACCTACCTAATCTCATCATGCGCGTTGATCGCGACGAGGAGTTTATCGCTGGCCTTTCAGTGGCGATTGAAAAACTGCTGGAAGACCTTCAATCCAACTACGAGAAAATAGGAGTTCTCAATGGAATATGACAACCGAGGCAAGGTCAGTCTATGGAAGAATGACCGAGAAGGGGACCGGCAACCAGTTTGCACCGGGAACCTTGTGGCACATAGAGACATCAAGGAGGGGGAAACCATTCGCATTGCTCTTTGGAAGTCGGATGATGTATCTGGTCGCCGTCCAGTAATGACCGGTAAAATTTCGGATACCGATCCAACTGCAAGGACAGGTGATGACGATGGCATCCCGTTTTGATTTTGGCAAAGGCTTGCGATTGATGCAGGCAGAGAAGGCGGTCAGTTCCACGGAACTGGCTCGCCAACTCAACGTTAGTAGGCAGCAGGTCAGCATATGGAGGTATGCGGAAGATGGAAAACTTTCGTTACTATCTAAAATCTGTGACCGCCTCGACTGCGAGGTTGATCACTTCTTGGACAAAGCAAAGTCTTAGAAAGATTTGGTGGTTTATCAAGATGTTGTGGCTGGAAGTTCAACTGATTGGTGAAGACATTATTGACGAGGTAAGGCGTAGATGA